AACAAACTGAGTTGTAGATGGAGCACCTGCAGATGTATTTACTAACCAAGCAGCAGTATTAGTATCATATACAGCAACTTCAAAAGTTGTACTTGTAGTACCCCCAGTGTAACTAAAGGGTGTTGTGCTGGAAAGTTGTACAGCAAAAGGCCCAGTAGCTGGAATAACTGCGCTTTCAACGCGGGGTTCTGAAGCAATAGATTCGTTATCACTAACCGCGAATCCTACGAATACTCCTGCTCCGGCGCTGCCGCCGGTGCTTTTTTTAACTTTAGCGATTCCGCCTTCCATAACCTTAATGAGGCAAACACCTTCTCGGTCTATGGAGAATCCGGTAGCTACTTGTTTTTCTAACAATGTACCATGAGTTCGTTGTAAATTATACATTTTTAAACCTCTCTAATGTGAAAAAAAATTATAAAAATAATTTCAAATAATATTAAAATGTTTTAGCGTTTTACTCTTGTAACTCTTTGTTTCTCAATACTCATATTTCTACCAAAACCTGCGCGAGAAAATGATTGTTTGTATGCTTCGATACCCGAATTAGGAGAAGCATTTACATTATGAAGAGGCATTGAAGCTCTAGCCATATGGGCTCCCATAGTTTGAGGTTCGGGATAAGAATTGCCATTATCTACAACAGGGAATCCATTATCTGCAGGAGCGTTTTCAATAATTGTAGTTGTTACACCACTACCCATCATTGGAGGAAGCTCCTCGTCCATTATAGGAGGAAGTCCTTCTTCTCCAGGACCAGCAACTTCTTCGTAATCATCTTCTATTTCTACAGGAGGAATAATACCTGAATCTGTAATAGCTTCAGAAATTTGAGCAAGAGATTCTTCTGAATATTTTAAGTAGTCTACCGCTTTGTCTAAAACGTTACCGAAATATTGAGTTGCCCCCAGCGCAAAACCTTCTTCGATTACACGTTGTGCAGTTTTAGGATAAATACCGGCATAAACCATTTGTTCATATAATTTACTTTTAAGGGGGTTTCCAAGCTTAGAATAAAAGTTCTTATCCATACCTGCGATAACTAGTCCAATTCTACGAATTAAAGCATTTGTAAGATTGGAAGCTTTAACTGTAAGTTTGGCTTCTTTTGTTTCAAATTCTTTTCGTAGGCTAGCTTCAACAGTAGCTTTTACTTTTTTATGGTAAGCTTTTTCACTTATTTGGGCTTTCCATATTACAGCATTTTGAGTTTTAAGAACAGGGATAACACCTGTAGCTGCCATACCCATGGCAATACCTTCTGAGTATCGATCACTAACAAACAGCGCTTGTACGCTTTGGGGATCACTCTGATTCTTTAACTCGATACGGCCAACAGGCATTCCCTGTACTTCTACATTCCAAAAGGGATTTTGCTTGTCTGCGTCATATAATGTCATATGTACGTCAGAGGCTTTAACCTTTTGGGGGAGTTTGCCCAAAGATAAAACTTCGTAGGATGCATCAGTTTTCATGTTATTATGTACCTTTCTTTGAGTATTTAAATTAGAAAACATATCGCTAAAATTAATAATATTGGATGTCATGTCATGACCGCAAGCAATGCAGTGCAAACTATCTACCCGGTTATTCACAAAATCAATACTGGTTAACAGTTCATTATTACAATGAGGACATCTAGGAATAATATTAAATGATTTGCCCGTACCCTGTATTGTATCTAAATCTCCATCATTTAAAGGAGTATTATCAACATCCATACTAAGACCGCACTGAGGACAGTGGGGAGTTTCAAAACCCCCAGTAACTATTCCTGCATGAGCCCGATTCGTACACTTGTAACATCCATAAGATGTACCGGCGTCTGGTAAATATCCAAAATAATTATAAATACGTGGAAACAAACCAAGGGAGGTAGGTTTCATAAGTAAAGGTTCTGCATCAAATGCAGATTTTACTCTATTATATTTTGAATCAATATGTTCAGTCATAGTAATTACACCCGTTTAGAATATAAATAATATAGAATATACAAATATACATAATTTTTCCCCAAATAATCTATATTTTTATATTTATATAAACCTATTATCCTGTTATTTCAAGCAAGTATGCAAATATATATAGAACTATTTAGATTTAGGAGGAGTGGAGAACATAGCAATTGCTTCTGAGGGTTTAATTATACCATTAATAGGATCGGGAAGGACAGTCATCCCCCAGGTAGAACCAGGAAGCTCTGTAGGAGTTATAACAGGTTCTATAGGAAGTTCGTTTTCTATTAATTCTACTTCTATTTCAGCAGGAAGATCTGTAGGTACAACAGTTTCTTCTGTTTCTGCGGTTTCTCGTAATCTTTTTATGTGTAAATCATAATCCGCATTAAGGGCCTCGATAGGATCTTCCCCGTCTATTTCGGCAGTCGCTTCTTTTGCAGCAATAGCTCTATTTCTAGATTTTAATAAAGCTCTACGTCTAGCTCTACGTTTACGTGATTTAAGTATTTCTTCGGGACTTTCTTCGTGTGCAGGTAAGTTATCTAAATCTATTGTTTCCGTTTCAGGATTTAATTCTGGGTTTACTTCTGCTTGTACCGATCTGCTTTCTGCGCGTCTTACTGCGACAATTGTAGCTCTACGCCGAGCCGCGGCATCTCTCAATGCTGCGTGTTTAAGTTCATTTTCTACTATATCGTCTGCTTCTTTTTGACGTTCTGTGTCTGCTGCGAAAGGAGTAGACGTATTAACAGGGGAAATAAAACCGGTACTTGCTTGTATCTTAGCTCTACGCAAAGCGGCCCTTTTAGCAAGTTCTAACTCTGTAATAAAACTTTTATCTTCTTCTACAGGATTATTATCTTCTGATAAAATTCTATTTAAAGCATCAATAGCTTCTTCTGGTCGCTTAGCATCTAGTGCAGCAATAGCAAGGTTAAGGTTTTTGTTGTTTTTTTGTGTACTCATAATAAATTACCTCCGAAAAATATATAAATATATAAATATTAATTAATCATTAAATGATAATAACTCACTAGGATTATCGGGACCGTATGCTGTAATGTCGGCGGGATCTCCCACATTACTATTTTCTATAAAATTTGCTCCTATACAGAGTTGATAATATATAACGCCGTCTTTACCTATCTTGCCTTTGTTTGCTTTTAACATATGTTTACATTTATTGCCGTGTTCACCCTCATCAATAGTGCCACACGCAGAACAAACAAAATATTCAACCAAGGCTCCCATACTATATGTATTTCTTTCGCCCGATAATATTTTTTTAGTTAAATAAGGATCTTTAGTTCTATCAAATGCGGATAGAACTATAATTTTCCACACATTATATTCTGGAACAAATACCAAAGCCGCATCCAGATTAACCCCTTTTGCTTGAAGGGGGTCTTTATTTTCATGATCTATATGTGTTGGTTTTCCTATAAAGGAAGAGTATACGGGTCTTCCTAATATTGGATCAAAGAATGTAACTTCTTCAAAAGGAAAAGCTTGAAGGTTACGATTTGGGAAATCAACAGTAACTAAAGGGACAGGAACAATTACATAATCTTTAGGATCATCGGAAATATTATACGTTTGAGCCGCAGACGATAACCAACTAATATCTAGAGGTTGTTCTGCATAATATTTAGAAGCAGAAATTATATGTCTTCCGCTATAAGCATCCTTATAGGTATCTTTAAATCCCTCTAAAAAATGATTAGTTTGTATCCTATTACCATGTACCTTATGTATAAGAGTACTCGGTACTTGTCTCAAGGCAGCTACGTTTAAATTAGTCATAATATGTTATACTTTCCGCAGTAAACAATAAATCTACTATGCTAAATAATATAAACAGCAAATATTATTCTCTAATTTAAATTACTGTCCCCCAATTAAGTTTTTAGAATCTGAGGGTATCTCTTTTTCTTGTTGTTTGATTTGGTTTTTTGCTGCATCTATTATAGTTTTATAATCTGCAGTATATACAGAATCGGAGGCTACGAAATCTTTTAAGGTATTTATATTGGTAGCTATAAAGTCGGCAACGGGTTTATGTTTATCCCCGGGAGTAACAGAAGTTATTCTAAAGGGAGTTCGTTTTAAGTCAGATATAGATTTTTTGGATGATCCTTTTATTTCTTTTTTTACAAAACCGATATCTTGTAGTTCTTTATAGACAGAATCGTATAATTCCTCCCCGGGAGTTCTAGAAGATTCTATACTACCGAAAGAAAAACCATCTTCGTTGTCTTCTCCCTCTTCATTGTCTTCGGATTTACTTATATCAGAAAGTTTATCCTGGTACTTAGTAATAACTTTTTGTACCTTAACATCTTCAGGTAAACTTTTAATAATACTATCTAAAGAAATACCTCCTAATGTTGCCCAAGTACGTAAAGGAATAGGAACCCCGTTTTCTTTTAGGGTTTCTAGTATTTCTAACATTCTATGGTCACCTTCAGGAAGTAAAGACTTACTCCACTGTACTGTGGGTATTATTAAGTCATCATTATTATATTTTAAAGCTTGTTGTATCGAAACATTTTGTAAGGTTGTGTTTCCGGGAGGTAACTTGTATGTAGGTTCTGCAGGACTTGTAACGCGGATGTGGTGATTTATTTCGGCAGTTGAGCGTTTTACAAAACCATGAACTCTTGCTAAAACTGTAGCATATTTTATAATTGTTTTTTGTTCCATAAAAATAGAACGTGCTTCGTCATAACTATTATAAGAAGCATCCCCCGAAAGGAAAGCGTCGTTAATACCCAGGGCTCTCATTTTACCTTCGGATAAAAATGTCCACTCGTCAGATAATTTCCATATCTGTCCACCACCACTAACTTCATCTACATTTATACCAGCGCGGGTAGCAACAATACTACCTACAGGATCGAAGTCTGCCTGCATAAATAAGCCGGCGACTTCTTGTAATTCCTCGGGACTCGGATCCCCTCCCATATCGGTAGCGTTATCTATTTTAATATGTAAAATGGCTCCCGCTCGTCTACGAGCAGAAGTAACGGTTGCGTTTAATAAAGGTTTTTCTATAGCCCAAAATGGTAAAATACGTGTATAGAAAGAGGTACCTACTTTATCATAAGGAGATATGGTTCTTGCTGCCCACAATGTATTATACGGTTCTAGAGGAATAGAACCTCTTATTCTTATTTGCTCGAATACAGATTGGGGTACTTGATTTAATAAAAAAGCAGCTCTGGGATCGGGATTATTTAAAAAACGTACCATACCTGGACTGGGGCGTAAATCAATAAGGGGATCTATACCTCCAAGGGGTACAGGGGTTATTTCTAAATAATCCGGATCGTGGGGTATAATATCCGTCCAGTAGCCCTTGGCGTCATCATAGAGTAAACTTGCACAGAATCTACCAAGTACTAAATATTCCTTGGACATTTCTTCCATACGCTCAGCTGCAAATATTGTCTGCAGAGCTTCATTATAAAAATTTTTAATATACGGATCTTCTACACCTATTATATCCCACTCACTCCACGGAAGCATTGACCATATATCTACAGCGGGTCCTGCGATACCGTCACGAAAATAAATATTACGGTACATTCTATTTAATGCGGGGAGCGAATGAGGAATCCAATCCTCAATAATAGAACCCCTGTCCAGCCTGTCTCTAACTGGATTATACATTTGCTGATTAAATAGATTATTGCCTCCCATACCTACATCGCAACTTTGTGCAAAGTCTTCATTGCCTGTAACTAGTTGCCGGGGGGCGCTTGCACCCTGAGTTCTACTGCGTCCTAGAACACCATTGGTACTATAAACCCGGTTTGCGGGAATTCCGTTGTTTCTACCAAATGTAAAAATACTCATAGACCATTACTCTTGATGTTTGGGTAATATAATTTTACAACCTATACAATAATTAACTTCTGTTTCATTTGTTAATTTTGCATCAGTCATATATCTAGCACAAGATGGACATTTAGTATTGTTTTCTTTTACAGGATTTTCATTTTTTAACATTTTATAATAAGATGATGGACGCATAAGATTATTACCACTGACTACTTGTGTGATAGATTCCCGGACTACGGGTACTATATTATTTAAATCTACCCCTCCTTCGTAATTAGCTACTATTGTTTTTATATCACGAAATTGATCCTGTGTTAAATTAATGCCCATTTGCTTGGAAACCGTTTTAATTACTCTGTCTGCATACATGTTTGTCACCTTAACTTTAGCGGCGGTTTAAAGTAAATCCATACTTATTAGAACGTTGAGGACTGCCTGGGTTATTATATCCCTGGTTATTAGATAATACAACACCGGCATGTTTTCTCTTACCTATTTTTGTAAATTGATTTGCTCCTGTGTAATTACTGTACTTTGTAATATTATCAGGATCTTCAAAAAAATTAATAGCAAGGGCGAGTGCGCGGAAAATATCATCTGTACCTCCCTTTGGTTTAATTATTTTTTTAACTACTTCTCTGACTGTTAGAAGTTGTATAAGTAAATGTATAACAGGGCGCTCTTCTAAAATGTCCCAAAGTTGCATACCTGATTTTTTAAATTCAGATATAGTCATTTCTGGATATGGAATACGCACATATCCTTCATATATTCTATTTCTAATAGTTAAAAACTCAGACCACCTTAAGGATTTTTGTTCCGCCCTTACTTTATATTCTTTATTTAATCTATGTACATATTCTAAACTACTCCATCTATCAAATACTAAATTTTTAATATTAAAATGTGTTAGCAGGGGAGTAATTGCAAATTCATACATATCATCAAAATTAACACTGTATCCTTTGTTCGAGGGTGAAGCTGGGGATAGTTCTATACAGAAATCGATAATTACTTTTGATATCTTTTTGTCGTAGTGTGTCATCACTATAGAATAACTATTATTCTTATACCCTGTATCTATAGTTAATAATCGAGGGATAGTTAATTCTCTTACCTTAGGTTGTATAGATAAGTATACATGCTTTGTATTATAATTATCCGTATATTTTTTTATAGTACTTTTAAGTAAATGATATTGATTATAGGAAGGATCGATTGCCTTTTCTATAACTTCGCTGCTACTAATATAAGGTCTATCCGAGAATGGAGGAATTGCTCCATAGTCTCTCTCGAAGGCTTCTTCGTTATCTGATTCTTCTAGTAATTCCTCTTTGGTTATAGATGGATTAAATTCCCAAGTAGGATATAAGTAAGTAATATGTCTATTGTTATTTGCTTTAACTAATGACATAATCATATCAGTTACAGCCGAAGGGGAAGAAATATTAACAAACAACCCCTCAGGTACATCATAATAACCACCTTCTCTTTTTCTACGGGCACATGATCGAACTGTACGTAAGCTTTTACGCAAGGCTTCGTAGGTGTCTCTCGCATCTAGGGTTGTTTTTGATTTTGCACTTTCTTGTTCCATATCATGATCGAACCAGCCAATTTCATCAATGCTACAATTATGAGAAATAAATAAATTACTTCCAAAGTTATGATCGATATCTACGGTTATATCATAAACCATAACTCCCCTTTTATCATAATTACGGGAGGTTACAGAAGATATCTTATCGAAATAAAAACCAGAATTCAATAAAGATGCCCAGGAGTTACTAGAGGGAATTTTAGAATTCTTTAATATATTTACTATAACTTTTATATTTGCATTTTTATAGGTACTTAATATATTTTTTATAGGTTCTGGTATAAAATCAAAAACCTCTAATAGCCTAGATATTTTTGAGATATTACCACGTCTAGTCGTAATTTGTTGAAAAGATTTACGCCTAGTATTAGATCCGATAATAGTTCCGAATAAATCAAAATAATGACTATAAATACTTAACTTACTATATACTTTATAATTTGTAGTATCCATAGGTTTCGATGTAGTAGTACGCTTACTTATTATACCTAAACCCCCTAATAATATTTGAATTTGCTGGTGCAACTCTGTAGAAGAGCTTGTAGATACATATACAAGATTTCTATCTTGTACTGCATTTATATCAAAATAGGCTTTTAGAAAAGCAATAACATGTTCCCTGGTACCTCTTAATATAGACCAGGGTACTTCTCTTTCTCTTACATCACTACGCGCCCCTATTAATCTAAGGAATCTGACAACCAGGCGGTTTGTAATAGTAAATGTTTGTGTTTTTGTGGCACCACTTGTATCTGGAATAAAGCCAAAAATTTTTTTAAATACATCTTTAAAATCTTGAGCCAAATCCGAATCAGCAATAGGGACCGTAATATTTTTTAAGCTTGTAGATCCCGCAGCTGTAAAGTATCCCAAAAGTTTAGCTAAATTAGTATTCATTTTAGAGGGTAATTTATATTCACCTATATCATTTACATAGAGTAAAGCTGGTAAAGTTTCTACCTTTTCGCAAAAATTAAATCCCGTCTGTATAGCAGCAATGTCTCCCTCTGTTATATCTTCAAAATTTTTGTAATCTAATTCCCCAGTATTATTTACTGTTAAAACAGGATGTTCTTTAGATCCTGATATTGCAAAACCTTGCTCTGTTACCACACTATATAATAAATTAATATTTCTATTATGATAGTGTGTAACGTTCCTTACTATATTTTTACCAGTATAAACTACTTTATAGTTTTCGGACTCTAGAGAATCTATGGGAACTAGCCCTTTAGGGGTAGTAATTAAAGTATTCCCAGTCACACAAAAAGCTCTAGTTCTACCACGAAGAGTTTTCTTGTTGGGAGTTTCACATTTTAATTCTATGTGTTTATTTCTAAATCTAATAAAAGGATCTTTTTTATGATCACTTCTTTTATATAGAGGCAGCCCTTTTATATTACCTGTATCTATAACATATTTAGTATACTCGTTGAACCAAGGAGAAGCATCGTACAATTCTATAAGTTCTTTCCATATATTATCGTATACTTGATCTTTTTGTACAGCTACAAACGTAAATTGTAATTCCTGCCCTGGTAATATTCTATCAGTTCCATAAAAATCAGAAGGAGTTGGATGTAACATTAAATAACGATGAAGTTGGTATAGTGCAATAAAAACACACATTGCAGATTTACCCGAACGCATACCTGCACATACATCTAACTCATACGGGATAGAGAATAATAAATTATCATAAGTTTCTATATTACGTATTGCGGGATCATCCCAAAAATCTGCTCTTGTCTTTCCACATCTTGGACATTTTCCAAACTGTAATAATTGAACGTGTGTTAATAAATTCTTTTTATCCTCGTCACTATAAATATCATTAACATAATCTAAATCGCTGCAGTAGGGGCAAAAATCCTCAAATAATAATAAGCCTAATTGTATTTGCCTCCCAAATAAATTAGTATTTAGATAATTACGATTTGTTATAAACTCATGA